GCGGTCCATGGCCCGACAGATTTCGGTGTTGATACGAGATGCGTTAGCTGCAAAACAAAATGATCGTTTGCAAGGTTATTCAAAAGACGCTAACCTTTAGCCACTGCTCACTCACTAACTGGCCCCCTGTCTCCAGACTAGGGGGTCTTTTTCTTTGCGGGAAACTCACCCTTCTTGTAGCCTCGGACCTCGGCAATCCCTGCGGATCCCCTGCGTTTAAGGTTGGAGCAAAAAGCTTTGGCTACATCGTAGTCTAGGCCTGTCAGTTCCATGAGTTCTTTTGCTGCGGTATCACGAGAAGCGTAGCCAGTGGCCCGCTCCTCCATGATCTTGGTTACTTTCTCGGCGTCAAAGTCAGCCATTCTCTTGCTTGCTCCCCTAATACTTTTGCTCCGATGTCGATCTTGTTACGCAGTGACTCGACTATCTTTTCGTCGAGTGTGCCTTCCGAAATCAGATCTACATAGGTCACGTTGTTTTTCTGCCCGATACGGTGAGCACGATCCTCTGATTGGATGCGTGTCTCCAGATTAAAGTCGTTGGCATAGTATACCACTAGGTTAGCCTCGGTCAAAGTCAGACCGTAGCCTGCGGTTGCAGGGTTACCGACGAAGAAACGTAGCGGGTGGTCAGGGTTCTGGAAGTTTAGCACAGCGGTGGCCCGATCATCGTCTGATGTGTCCCCGAAGTATGATGCGGCGCTGCCTTTGCCATACTTTTTGTTCAGCATCTCTGTGATCTGGATGATGTCGTACCGAAACCGTGACCAGATGATTGCTTTGCCTTGGTGTTCTTCTGTGATTTCTTCAAGCGCATCCATCCTACGGGACGGGAAGTACTTCATCTCACCGTCATCGGTCTTGAGGTGGCCCGACATAACCTGTTGGATGCGTAGCATCTGGGTGATTACTGCTGGGGCTGACACCATCTCACCGTCATCGAACAGGAGCATGGCTTGTTGTTGCAACAAGCTGTACATCTTGGCCTGCTCATCTGTCAGCGTAACGTAACGCACGGTGTAGATTTTCTCTGGAAGATCGAGGCAGTCTTTCTTCAGCACTCGGAAAGAGAAACGGTCTATGTTTTGTGTCAACTCTCCAAGGTTCTTGAAACCTACGATCTGTTGGAAGGACTGGGATCCCATGGCTCGGCGCTGCGTGACAGCGTACCGGCCTTGGAAAGCGTAATAGGATTCGTAACCCAAAAGACCTGGACGAAGGAACTCTGTCTGCGAATAGATATCCATTGGGCTTTTTGTAACGGGGGATCCTGTCAGTAGCCTACGGTATTTGAATTGTGCTGCGATCTTCATTAAAGATTTAGTGCGTTTTGCTTTGTGGTTTTTAATCGTTGTTGATTCGTCTATTGCTACGAGGCCGTTTCCCCCGAACATCTTAGCCATCCATGCTCCGGCTGTCTGTCCCTTGAGCGAGGAGAATGATTCGACGTTCATCACGAAGATAGTCAGCCCGTCAAACTTATCTTGGACTGAGCGCATCTCTTCCTTTTGTTTCTTGTTTGGGCCACTGACCCAGCGAATCACACGGTGCGGCACGTCATCGGACATGTGCTCGGGGATTTCTTTGGCTACCCAGTTGCGGTACACACCCTTTGGTGCGATGACCAAAGCGAAGTCGAGCCTTCCTCCTTGATACAGCATTCCCATGTTGTCGATCAGAACTTTGGACTTCCCTGTTCCCATCTCCATGAAATAACCGAACTCTGCACGGTCCCAACCACATTCCAGAGACTCTGTTTGATGGTCGAATGGTTTTAATTTATATTTGTAGTTGACATTCATCACATACCTCCACTATTGTCTTCAGTACGGATAGCACGAAGCTACCGTACAAATCAACCCTGAAGAGGAAAAACTTTATGAGCGATATTTTTGAAGACATGTTTGATGAGGCTGACGCGGTCAGTCGAGTTGACACAGGAACTGGAAAGCAACTAAGCCAACTGGTCCGAGATCTACGCAGCATCGAATCATCTATCGAGGATGCGGAGACACGCTTGAAAATTTTGAAGCAAGCGAAGCACAAGCTTTCGGTGGAGAACATCCCAGCCTTGATGGATGAGATGGGTGTCGAGCGTCTAGATGTAGACGGCATGACCGTGGAGCGTAGGATGATTGTTGCGGCAAGCATTCCCGCCGCCAACAAGGATCAGGCGTTTGATTGGCTCCGGTCCAATGGACTAGACGACATCATCAAGAACGAGGTGACCTGTTCGTTTGGTAAGGGAGAAGACAACGTGGCGGGGGATGTCATTGGCATCTTGCGTGACCGTGGCTTCGACCCCATGACCAAGACCCATGTTCACCCGTCCACGTTAAAGGCGTTCGTCAAGGAACGCATCACTGACGGGAAACCAATCGACCTCGATCTCTTCGGGGCATTCATATCAAACACAGCAGTTATAAAGAGGAAAGCATAATGGGCGTGTATAAGCAGAAGATGTTAGAGGAAATGGAAGATGAAGTCCACACGGATGAGTATGGTGCTTTCATGGACAATGATGAGGATGATGATTCCTTTGATGAGGATTGCGAAGAACGAGCAATAGAGAAATCAATCGAAGATGAACTTCAAACTCTCAACGAGCTTGAGGCTGATATGAGCACGGAGCAGAAGGCTGCATACGCGCACCTGTCAGAGGGAATGATGATGGCAAAGGAGCGTATCGTTCTGATCAAAAGTATTATTAGTGATTATAAGAATGAGGTAAATGACAATGAGTAATCAAGTAGCAACAAAAAAGAATGCAGAGTTAAGCACAGACTTAATGGACGATATCCTAGAATTTGCAGGCGAGGGCGCTGCCTTCGGCGCAGATGAAATGCAGATACCTTTTGTTCGGGTGCTGCAAGCCCTGTCCCCACAGCTTGGCAAGAAGAAACCTGAGTACATCGAGGGTGCGGAGCAGGGTGACCTGTTCAATACCGTGACAGGTCAGGTCTGGAAGGGCGACGATGGCGTGACTATCGTGCCGTGCTATCAGGTCACCAAGTATCTGGAGTTCACACCTCGCGATCAGGGCGGCGGTTTCCGCGGCGAGATCAACCCAACGGATCCGATCCTCCGGCGCACCTCGCGCCAAGGGGCCAAGGAAATCTTGCCCACAGGCAACGAGTTGGTCAAGTCCGACCAGCACTACTGCTTGGTAATGGACCAAGAAGGTGCGTTCCAACCTGCTGTGATCGACATGAAGTCCACGCAGCTAAAGGTTAGCCGCCGCTGGAAGACACAGATCGCGATGCAGAAGATCAAGCATCCAAAAACAGGTGCGATGATCACACCTCCGCTGTTTGCTACAGTGTGGAAGATTACCACTGTTGAAGAGAGCAATGACCAAGGTTCATGGTTCCAGCCTTCTGTTGAGAAGGTAGGTCTTGTGGAGAACCGAGATCTTATGCTTGAAGCCAAAGCCTTCCGCGACAGTGTCGCTGCGGGCGAAGTGAAAGCTGCTTCAGAGGAGCATGTTCCAACTGCCTCTTCTGTACAACAGGATGACGACATCCCGTTTTAAGCAGCCTCGGGAGAGGCGCGGGTAACGCCTCTCCCTTCTTCACTTAGGAGCAGTATATGACACAAGCAAAGAGATTGCTTGCAGTATTCGTTGGTGCCAAAGCTGCACACGGCACGACCACAGTGGGGCGTGTTGGACGGAACGGTAAAGCAGAGTCCAAAAGTATGATCGTTCGTGAACCTCTGACTGAGGAACTTGTTCAAGACCACATAGATGGAAAGCAAGGTATAGGCGCGATCCCAATCAACGAAGAGAACAAGTGCCAGTTCGGTGCGTTGGACATAGACATCTATGATCTGAACCACAACGAGCTTCAGGACAAAATTCAGAGAATGAAGCTGCCCTTAGTCCACTGTCGATCCAAGTCGGGCGGCGCTCACTTGTATCTGTTTATGAAAGAGTGGGAGCAGGCTGCGGATATCAGGGACTACCTGACCGAGATGTCTATAGCTATAGGCTACAGCGGCTGCGAAGTATTCCCGAAGCAAGACACGATCATCGCGGAGCGTGGAGATGTGGGCAACTTTATCAACACTCCCTACTTTAACGCAGAGTTACCGCAGCGGTACGCCTTCAACGAAAACTGCGAAGCCATGGAGCTAGATGAGTTCTTGGATGCGGTGGACAAGGCGCGGGTTTCGTTGTCCGACCTTGAGGGGATGCGCCTGTCCAAGCCTCGCAAGCATTTTACAGACGGACCACCCTGCCTCGAGCACCTGTTCTCGGACGGCCCTGTCTCTGAATTTCGCAACAACACGATGTTTAACGTGGCTCGGTACTGTAAGATGAAAAGCCCTGATGATTGGAAAAAAGAGTTCGAGGGTTACAACCGGACTTTGTCCAGCCCTCCGCTGCCGTCAAACGAGATTGTCACCTTGAGTAAGCAGCACGAAAAGAAAGATTACCTGTATACCTGCAAGGAAGAACCCATGCGTAGCTATTGCGATCCAGCAATCTGCGCCACGCGGAAGCACGGGATCGGGGCAGATGGTCCAGATGCGGTGGCTGTTGGGGGACTTACTATCATGTTATCGGAGCCACGTTTGTTTTTCTTGGACGTTGACGGGGAACGGATCCAGTTGAGCACCGAGCAGTTGCAGAACCAGACGTTGTTCCAACGGGCATGCATGGATCAGACCAACCGTATGCCGCCCACCACCAAGCCTCAGAAGTGGCAGCAATTGGTTAACGGTTTAATGCAAAATGCTACCTTTTTAGAAGTACCACCAGAACTGACAATATCAGGGCAGTTCCAAGAGCACCTGAGATCATACTGCACCAGCCACATCAGGGCCATGGCACCGGAAGAGATCGGCATAGGAAAACCTTGGACCGACGCAGGTACAACCAAGTTTAGAATGGATGGTCTTCTGGAGTACTTGCATCACCGTAGGTTCAACTCTCTGACGAGGGGTCAGATCATGCAGATGATTCGAGAGATGGGTGGAGACACCGGAAAACAGAACGTCATGAAGCGGGCCAAGGGCGGAGAAGTCGCGACCACAATAAGATGCTGGGTGATCCCCGCATTCGATGAAGAAGAAATAGAACTACCAGTTAAGGAGATATCAAGTGACATCCCATTCTAATAAGCTGATGCGGGTATCGGAAGTAGCTGATCTGCTTGGGGTATCCAAGTCTTACGTCTACAAGCTGGCGCAGACAGATACCGACTTCCCGCTTCCAATCGTTCTAGGCAATGAGAACAGCAAGAGATCTTCTAGCCGTTGGGTCCTGTCCGAAATTGAGGATTGGGTTAACGCCAGACCAAGGGGGAAAGATTATGATTCCTAATTCAAAGCTACTTCTAGGGCCACCTGGCTGCGGCAAAACTCACAGGCTGATCGAAGAGATCAAGACTGCGTTGGATGGTGGGACACACCCGTCTCGCATCGGCGTTATCTCGTTCACCCGCAAGGCCATCGAAGAGATGATTGCTCGGTCCTGCTCTGAGTTCAATCTAGAGGCCAAAGACTTCCCGTACATGAAAACCAGTCATGCATTCGGGTTTCATGGGCTGGGGTTAAAGAACACCGACATCATGGGGGCAGAGGACTACAACAACATTGGCAGGGAGATAGGCCTGTCATTCGAGGGCAAGGACTATACGTCCTTGGATGGGGGCATAACTCTTCCTACGGTTGGAGGATCGGGGGCACGTTACCTTCAGCTAGACAGCCGTGCGAGGCTGCGGATGATCGACATCGAGCAGGAGTACAACGAGCAGGGCGATTGGAATTTGTTCTTTGCCAAGCTCAAGCAGTTGTCCATGCAGTTAATCGAGTACAAGAGGTCGTTGGATAAGTATGACTTCGTTGACATGATCGAGCAGTACATTGAGCACGGAGAAGTTCCCAACCTCGACTATCTGTTTATTGACGAGGCCCAAGACTTCACCCCACTACAGTGGGAAATGGCGAAGAAGATTGCGGCATCATCGGAGAAGGTTTGGATTGCAGGGGACGATGACCAAGCTATCCACAGGTGGACCGGCGTGGATGTTTCGCTGTTTAACAACAGTTCTGACAACGTAGAGGTTCTCAGCCAGTCGTACCGCATTCCGAAATCAGTACACAGGGTAGCGGACAAGCTTTCCAAGCGGATCAGTGGTCGGCACGAAAAGATCTTCACCTCTCGGGATGAGGAGGGCAGCGTGAAGTATGTCAACTATCTATCCGAGATCCCCATACAAGAGGGGTCGTTTACCTTGATGGCTCGGACCAATGGGTATGTCTCGGAGATGGCAAACTTTCTTCGTGCGTCTGGGTTTAAGTTCTCCCGCAACGGACGGTCGAGTATATCTGAAGATCTGGTGGCGAACCTTATGACATGGGACACTCTGTGCCAGGACAAATATGTCGGGCTTCAGCAGGTTAAGGTGTTGTATTCGGGGGTCAAGAGGCAGGGCAAGGATGCCGTGGTCCGGAGAGGAGCAACTCAATTGCTCGACGCGCTGCCGTCTAACTCAGAGTTAAACATGGATACGCTGATCAAAGACTATGGGTTGCAGCGCGACTCATCCAGTAGCGCGTATGAGGTTCTGAATGTTGCGGCGTCTGAACAGGAGTACATTGACGCGATCTTCCGCCGAGGCGAAGACCTTTTGTCCAAGCCTCGTATCAAGGTGTCCACGTTTCATGCTATGAAGGGCGGGGAGGATGACAACTGCGTGGTTTGGACAGCATCAACCAAGGCCTGTGAGCAGAGCAAGTTCCCTGACGATGAGCACCGTGCATTCTATGTCGGCGTTACCAGAGCAAGACAGAACCTCTACATCCTGCAATCCGACAACAAGTATAGGTATTCGCTATGAAACGTGATGAAGTCTTAGACACAGCAAAAGAACTGATCAATGGGCAGAGGGCCAAGGACTATGGGGATGCGTTCGAGAACTTCTCTCGGATTGCAGTAGGCTGGAACGCCATCATCAAAGAGGCGATGGGTAGCCACGGGCATGTAA